AAAGAAAAAAGGGTCTCTATTGGAGACCCTTTATATAGTGTGTTATTAACCTTCTGTTTTAGAAAGTGAACTTAACGCCTGCTTTAGCACCCCAGTTAACTAGAGACTCACCTTGTGCATCTTCGTCAGTAGCACCAGATAACTCACCGTAAAGTGAAGTAGCATCAGCGATAGCATATGCAGCACCAACTTTACCAGAGAAGTCTAGATCTGTATCATCAGCAGCTTCGCTGTGATTAAGAGCAGGACCACCTTGTACGTAGTATGCAAGCTTACCACCGTTAGTTCCTTCGTAACCTACATGAACGTCTGTAGAGGCAGAAGAATACTCTCCATCAGGATAAGAGAGGTTAGTCTCGACATTCACATATGGACCAGCAAAGGCTGCACCAGCTAGTAGGAATGGAGATGCTGCAACAGCAGCGATTGTTGATTTGATTGACATGTTTTTGTTTTTATTGTCTCGCAAGTACGTAAAAAGACCTGCGGATGATAGAAACCCCCGACATGGGGTTCTTTTGTCTTCGACGCAGGGGTACGATAGTTTCGAGTCCTTTGTTAAGAAGTATTTATAATACTATGTATTGCGGTATACCGTCAAGCCCCCTTGTGACAGTTCCATTACTGGTACGTGTAAGAGGAGTCACCGACATCCACGTGTCCCTTTGGTAAAACATTGAATGCTAGTGAGTATCTCTCATACTGAGAGTAATTCTTTAACACTCGGTGTCTTACACTACTAGGGAACAATAGTATAGTGCCTCTCTCTGGCACTATAACCTCATCAGTAGCATTGTATTCGTTATCCGTTGCAGGAGTAACGTAGACACCACTAGGAGGGTTTACAAACTGAATAGGAGAAGAGTCCTCATCATACTCATCAAAATATACTACACCACTAAACCAAGAATTGCAATGTGCATGCTCATCTGCTGACCCACCTGGAAATGTAGCAGTAAACCAAGAGGTAGTAATCTGTACGTCACAGTGGTACCCTAACTCACAAACACACTGCCTTACCCTACGAGTAAAGTAGTCCAGCACTGCTGGTTTATTATGTAATACATGTTTATTAACTGTAACACCACTTAGTTCACTCTCATCCTCGCCAAACTCATATGCTGGTAGCATATTCACAAGGATGTCACAAACATCTTCGTTAATCTTCGATGTTGCTAGTGGATTTGGGAACAGTGGTTGTACTTTCCAAGTCATTCAATGGTACCATCTTAATGAATTGCTCATTCAAATTATAGAATAATTTATAGTTACGAGTGTTAACCCAGTAACCTTTTATGTCTGACCCATCACAGTGGTATCCATACCCTGTTACTGGTTCGTTTACTCCGTCTATCCTAAAGGTCTTGTTACTTTGAATGTAAGACCCAAACTTCTCCTCCAGATTAATCATCTTTGTCTTTGTTTTTGGTTAGTCTATCACGTAACTCCTGTTCTTGGTCAGGTGTTAACGAACTGTTATTTATGTCGGAATCAACACACTCTTCACGTGGGTCTACATATTCGGCCATTGCCTCCAGATTTGCCTCAAGATCTTTTGGCGGTGTCCATGAAGCACCCTTCGGTTTATAGTCGAGGGACTTCACTTCGGCAAGAGGACTCCTCCAATACTTCTGCATCTGTTTGAGCATCTTCTTCTTACCCTTCGGATCATCCTTATACTTTTCGATGACCTTCTTGAGAGTCCTTAACTCCCTTGATGATTTCTCTAGAGATCGCTCTGCGTTAGCTTCTCTTCCACTAAATCCTGCTGCCATAATTTTAAGGTTGATCAGTTACATCTTCAAGAGTTATTTTAAATCTAACTCTAAACTTTTGTTTATCAGTAGCACTATACCATACCACTGAGTCTTTATTATGTGACTCTTGATAGAAGGCTTCCTTAAGACTCCTTCTAACTAGGTCTTCATTCTCCCACCATGCTAGTTGTTTACCTGATGGGATCTTAAATCCAGATTCTTGGTCTGGATAGTAAGGTGTCTGGGTAGCATCTTCTACTGCTCTGTCTCTCATAGGAGGCCATGTCAATACAAATTCAGATGCTTTTGTATATCCCTTACCTTTATCTATGACATCGATCACATGTACCATTGCTTGCCAATAATGTACCTGCTTACTTGATGTGTTGTCATCGTAGATAACTGGGTAGAATGTAATACCTACACGTATCTTAGCAGCATTAGCATAGCTTGATCCACCTGTACCATGATAGTTATCCAAAGTATAGTCATGGATAAAGGTAGTAGGTGAGAAGTATGTGTCTCTAGGTGTAGTTGCTTTACTACCATCCCAGACAGCATCAACAACACCTTGGTAGCTACCTACGTCAGCATTCTTAACACGTGTCTCTATAGTATAGGTACCTGAGCTTAATGTCAAGGGGATAGTTTCAATACCTGCTCCATTAACATAGGATATCTCCCTGTCTATGAGGACTTGGTTAGAAGAATTAGTTATCTTAATCCAACCCCAGTTGTCAGACTGGATCTGTAAATTATATGTGGTTGAGTTAGGGAAGTTAATGTCCGCAGTATGTGTCTGCCAAGTATCAATGTAAGGATCTACTTGGTTATCTGCTGGTATTATCTTGTAGATACCATACGACTTCATGAATTGTGTCCAACCATTAGCAGGGTTGTTAGATGCACCAGTTGCTACCCACTCACCCTTGTTTCCTATAGAAGTAGCAATCTCTGTACTACCCTCAGTAATTCTCCATGCTATTGTTGCTGGGTTTACATACCATACGTTATCAACACTAGACCCTAACATATACCACGGTTTACTTCCACGTGCAAACGTGGTTGGTACTGACTCATTGAGCACTGCCATCTGCGGATCTGAAATTGCGTTACCACTTAGGGTCTCAAGTCTAGTGTAAAGGAAGTCCTCTACCAGGTGGTTGTATACTCCAGAAAGATTCCTATAGTTATATGATGCTAGTATAGTAGCAGAGAAGTATTCACTCTTCTCATAGAGATATCCTGTATCAATATATCCTCCAGTAATATAAGGAAGCAATGGATTATTACTTTCTCTATTGGTACCAGGAATATTTGGATTCTGTTGCAACGATCCATGCATTCTGATTGGTAAGTTATCCTTCCAAACATATGTGTAAGGGAATCCAGGATCAGGGACGTTATCTTCTGGCCATGTTGAATCTATCCCGACGATAAAATGCCACCCCTGTGCATTGGTACCAATGTTATGGGTTGGTGGTGTGAGGTTAGCAGCAATAGGATTAGCAGCTTGGAAAGGACCGTAAGTAACTGGGTTCTGTGGATCAGTTACGTTGTCAATATAATATACTCTCTGACCCTTAGTGTATGCTGTACCAGCATTCCAAGTAAGAGGTGCTGCCATACTATCATTGTAAACACATCCAGGCTCCCACTCAAAGTCTCCTCTGTTAGTAGGACGGAATGACATTGCAAATCCTTCTATCTCTCCACCCTCAACAACCTCAGGGTTCATTGTTGGGTTACCTGTTGTCTGTGCAGCAACATCATCATGTGATTGTGTGCCTAACATAAGTTTAAAGACACCATCAAACATACTCTCTGTCATATCAAACAGAGCAACTTCTAATGCAATGTCACCTGTAACAGGACCACTATCAATACTTACAACCTCGAAGGTAAGAGTATCACTTGGTGTCAGACTAATGTTACCACTGAATAGATCACCACCTATCTTAGGCCAATAGGTTGCTTCCCATTGCTTAGTTTCTAATGTTATACCATTCTTTTTAACTGCAATGGTAAACTTTATACATGCTCCCATGATACCACCAGTGATACCACCCATAGATACTATCCTAAAGGTACCACCAACTGCTGCCTGTATAGTCTGACTCCTATTCAACTCAACAGAGTAAGCACCTTGACATGTAGAGCATTCCCAATCAACATCATTAGCAAGGAACGTAGGTAGTTTCTCACCACAATCCATACGTCTTAGCATTACATCTTTAAAGCTGGCCTTTAATATTCTCGTGTCGCATTCTACATTAGGGTTGACCTTCTTCATCACCTTCTCAGGTGCAGCAGTAGCATACACATAGCACTGGATACCCTCGTAAGTATACCCACCATAGGTATAAGCAAGTTTGTGCCATAGTCTTAGGTCATCATAGTCATCGTCACCAGCGATAAGGTCTTCCCAGAATTGGATATCTTTACCGTGCCACTTAGTCTGATCTTTATCATTAGGGTTATGTCTATTGTCAGAGAAGAGACAGTAGTTATTCTGTGCTGTAGTGATACCTACTGCACTGAAACCACCTGCGTAAGGAGAGCTAAGTGGACTGAATGTTACCTCTTGGTTAACAGTCAATGAATTCTGGCCACCACCATTAGGGATCAAGAAAAATCCCATCGTGCCACCTGCATACTGCTGCAACTTTGCTGCTGGTACGTAAGCATTATACATTTCACTACCACTACTAGCAGAAGTAACAACTATCCTTCCAATCTTTGGTCCAGTCTCATCTGCTAGGTAGAATCCAAGTGCGTTATCATATCCTGCTCCTCCTTTCTCAACATCCATCTGAATGTTAAGGTCTGCCTTTGCATCTAATGGTATACGATAACAGAAATGATCTGGTACCTTAGTTGGCATACCACCTGCATAATCACCATCAATACTATACTTGTGATCAAATGGATTAGGACTCCAGAATCTATGGAGTGCCTCTGCTTGCTCACCTGGAGCAAGGTAACTATTCATAGCAAGTGCAGTAGGAAATACATGTCCCAATACTTCACCACCTGATTGTCCACTGTTATCCATCGTTACTCTCTCACCTGCACCAGGACTATCAGGTTGACCTGGGTTAGTAGTAAGGAATGTATCCGTCTCTTGTGTTGAATAGAATCTGAATAGTGGTACCGTTACACCTTGGATAGGCTCCTTAAGAATATAGAATCCTGGTTTAGAATTAGTTAAAGTATAACCTGCCTTAGCACCTTGAGGATCGTAAGCATGGTCAGCACCTAAGTTGACTGACACTATACTAAAGTTAGCATTACAATCACTACCACCACCATCCTTCAGACATAACCTAGTGTTGTTGTCAAGGATAACAAGAGGATTGTTAGCAGCATTCAATCCTGTAAAAGATATCTGTGTAGTACCAGCAGAGGTAAGGTTAAGCGTATGAATCTCTTCACCTGACCTACCACTCTGTGTCCATGTCTTTCCACCCAAGGAGATCGTACTGACTGCGGTACCGTATGTGTTTACTCTATCATTCCATTGTAGTTTTAGTACCACTGTGGCAGTACCACTACCAGTAGCAACTAGATCACCGACAGAATTAAAAGTAACGTTCAGGGTACCTGAGCTTAGGAATGACTCATAGATTGGTAAACGATCTGGATAACAATTCTGTACACATATCTCAGTTAGGTTACCACTCCATCCCTTAGGCCAGTAAGCACTACAATTTGCCCTTGGTGGTTGCCATCTTCCACCAAAGTAAGGACGGAACATACATTCCATTGCGTTCCGTACACATTCATTCCATTCTAGATCAATATTAGTACTGAGGTCACAGTAATATTTCTCACCAGTTTCTATATGCTCCCACCAACCTGGAGATTTTAATAACTTACCATCCCTTACCTCTTCATAATCTGGAAGGTCTCTAAGTTTATCCATCTTCAAATACTTTGCAACCAAGTCACAATCATCTGGTCCTGGACCATGCACTGGTGGCATGGGAGGTTTTCCTGGCGGAGGTGGATCAAGTGTGATAGGGAAGCAAAAATATGGACTACATGGTGCACCAGTCCAAGTTATCAACCAAGGTAACCAAGGCGGCTCTTCTATTCTTGTAGGGGGGGGTAAACCAGGTAGATCTGGAGGGGGTCCTGGTATTGGTGGTAGAGGTGGATAACATCTCTCTACTAACTGTCTTATTACTTGTCCTGGACTAGGTGGTGGATCAATTTGAGGTACTACTGGAGCAGCAGGTATATTGATCTGATCCAGTGGGTTGGGGTCGTTAGGTACTGGTAATGAGTAACACCTACCTACTAAGTCTCTTATAACTGCACTCGGATCTACTTCTGCTGCTACAGGACCAGCACTAGCAGATGGTGCTTGAACACTAGGATTTAATTGGTCTAATGGGTTAGACGTAAGACCTGGTGGGATGCTATAACATCTCTCAACAATTAATCTAATATCCTCTGCTGCCATCTAGTGAGCACACCTTACATCTTATTTAGTTTGTTAAGTCTGACGTTAAATGAAATACTCATCCTACTTTCATCAGATGTATTAGTTACAACACCATGCCTTAACCAACCAGGAAATAGTATCAGCATACCTTCTCTTGGTTGTACAGTTTCTCTCTCATGCATCCACCATCTACTTGCTTCTTGATATCCATTGGGTGTATGAAAGAATATATCTCCACCTCCTTCGGGTGTCTTAAAATAATATGCTCCAGATATATCTGAGTATCTATGTGAATGGATGTGTGCATAGTTATTCTTCTCAAACCTAGCAATCCATGATGACTCATACTCTACTTCAGCATTAACAAATCCCATATGCTGACAGTAGTTATCCAAATGCTTACTAACCTCCTCCTTTAGAAGAGGTAACTCATGTATAATATTTTCCTCAAAACTATTAGAGATCCAATGAGTAGACCAATCTAAAAATTTAAAATCAGTAGAGTCAACGACTCCACTGATCTCTTGTTGTACCAAATTAAAATTATCTATTCCCTCCTCAAAATATAGGTAGGTGGGAAAGATAGGTTCAATGTGGATCATAACGATTCAATACTGAGTAACATATGATTGATACTATAATTATAATACCAACTATGCCTAGAAAAATGTGCATAAAAAATGAGGGGTTTTACCCCCTCATTATACATTGATTGATTTAATATGTCAACCAACTGAAGGTGCAACAAGTGCAACTTCTGATGTCTCAGCAGCAGCTAGGTCAAGTGGGAAGTTGTGTGCATTTCTTTCATGCATTACTTCCATACCTAGGTTTGCTCTGTTAAGCACGTCACCCCATGTAGGAACCACTTTACCATTAGCATCTACGACACTTTGGTTGAAGTTAAATCCGTTAAGGTTGAATGCCATTGTACAGATACCCATAGAGGTTAACCATACACAAACTACAGGGAATGTAGCAAGGAAGAAGTGAAGACTTCTACTGTTGTTGAATGATGCATACTGGAAGATTAATCTACCGAAGTATCCATGAGCAGCAACAATATTATATGTCTCTGTCTCTTGTCCGAATTTGTAACCGTAGTTTTGACTCTCTGTTTCTGTTGTCTCTCTGATTAGAGAAGAAGTAACTAGAGAACCATGCATAGCACTAAAGAGTGCTCCTCCAAACATACCTGCTACACCTGCCATGTGGAAGGGGTGCATTAATATGTTGTGCTCTGCTTGGAAGACAAACATAAAGTTGAATGTCCCTGATATACCAAGAGGCATACCATCAGAGAAAGATCCTTGACCGAAAGGATACACAAGGAAGACTGCGAATGCAGCAGATACTGGTGCAGAGTATGCAACACAGATCCAAGGTCTCATACCTAAACGGTATGATAGTTCCCACTGTCTGCCCATGTAAGCAGAGATTCCAATAAGGAAGTGGAAGATTACCAACTGGTATGGACCTCCGTTATACAACCACTCATCTAGTGTGGCAGCTTCCCAAATGGGATAGAAGTGTAATCCAATAGCGTTGGAAGATGGAACGACAGCACCAGAGATGATGTTGTTACCATACATGAATGAACCTGCAACAGGTTCACGAATCCCGTCGATATCTACGGGAGGAGCAGCAATAAATGCCACGATAAAGCAAGTAGCAGCAGCTAACAAGCAAGGAATCATTAAAACTCCAAACCAACCGACATAAAGTCTGTTGTTTGTACTTGTAACCCACTCACAAAACTCACTCCATCCTGACAGTAGACCTTGCTCTCTTCTTGAGATTGTTGTCATCTGAAATAATAGAACGTTTTTATAGAGTTGGTATAAAAAGACTATTCCCCTTAGGGATCCCCATGGTCTTGGTTAGGGGTAATATTGGTCCGAAGACACTAACATTATATATAAAACTTTACAATTTGTCAAATACCTATGGACGGTTTGCTAGGTGGTCCTTATAGAGTTCATTGACTTCTTTAAATGCTTCCATCATATTACCACCCTCTGAATACTTTTCTATTAGTTTTCCTATGACTCCTGTTTGTATTACCTGATCACAAAACTCATAAGATTCCCTATCGATCTGATTAAACTGTGTGATTGCTGCCAAAGCAAACTTTCTTTGGTCTAATAGATCAGTGTTGTCGTAGCGATAAGAGTCAATCATAATTAAGCATAGAAAAAGGAGCCTACATTGCTGTACATGTATGCTCCTATTATAGCAATAAAAATTAAATGTTGCATAGCCTGGTAGAAATACTTATTAATATATTATATAGGTATTTCTACTCTGTCAAGTACCTGATGGGACAGTTTGTAGTTGTGCCACACGGACACCCTTTCCACCGCCCATATCATCGTCATCATCATTACGAAAAGCACGCAACAATAACTCTATCAAAACTAACGCTGCCATTGGATAGAAACACCAAAGGATTGCTAGAAATGGAGAGATTGTATTGGTTTCGAATGCGAGATCAGTCATACACTAACTGTATTTGCGATGGTACTTAGACTTGCTGCTACCATAAAGATGTATGGTACTAACTTTAGTGGTACTGGATTCATTAGACGTAACCTGGAATGAGTTGTCCTGTGGTTAAGTATGCTCCGATACCTGCAATGATGCCGAGCATTGCTATTCTTCCGTTGAGTTTTTCGGCAATTGATTTTTGTGTGGAATCATTCATTAGAATATACCTGGAATGATTTGTCCTGTGGTGACGTATGCTCCGACTGCGGCTACAAAACCGATCATTGCCATCCATCCGTTAAACTTTTCTGCTTCTGGTGTCATTTGTTTGCTCCTTTTCTTTGATTTTGTTAGGGTTAGAAAGTTCCTGCCTTGCAGGGGTGTAAGAGACCTCAGTATCTAAACGATACCTGGTACGATCCATCCGAATAGACCGTAGTTTATTACTGCTGCTGCAAATCCAATCATCGCTAGACGACCATTGATTAGTTCTGCGTTCTTCCAGTAATCATATCCTTCCATTACCTCGATTGGAGGTTCTGATCCGAACATGTTTTGTCTTCCACCATCTTCGTTAGTGATGCCCAAGCGAGCTCGTGAAGAAGTTGTCATGTTAAGTTGTGTAAAGAACTGTTACATAATTATATAGCAAACATAAAGTTTGTGTCAAGCCCTATAGGTGTTGATACCTACACCATCATGGTTTTTGCTACAGCATTGTGACAGTTATGTAAAATGGAACCATCCAGTAGCTATAATTTTCTCTGAAGTCTCTGACTTCCTACCTCGGTGGTGGTATGTCCAATCTGCTGGCCAAATAACTGTCCTACCTTTCTTAGCAGGGACGTAAAGATCTTGATGGAACCACTCGGTGCCACCATCAGGAAGGTCATTGAGATAGGTCATCCATACAAGGTGTCTGTATGTGGATGCTCGTGAAGATGATTGACGTTCGCAATGCCAGAGGTGATATCCACCACCAGGTTTATAGTATTGTAAGTTAAAGAACTCTTCCACTTTCCACATTGTAGTCTTAGCAGCAAGAGGAAATCTATCAATGTATCTATTTGCTGTAGCATTGAGTTCTGCTACAAAATTAGATACTCTTTCATCTTGTATCCCAACAAACACTGCTGTATCCATTGAGTCTTTGATCTCAGGGTTATAATTACCACCACCATCGTCACCTATAGTTTCACCCTCCCATGTACTAAAGATCTCTTGATTGTGATAGAAATCTATCAAACCATCTACTACATCCTCATTCATGTCCTCCATATAAAGAAAGTCTTCACGAGGAAGTGCCAACCTACCATCATACAAGATAGGTTCTGGATTTAGTTTACTTATCTCCATGCTGGTCCTTGTATCCATCCGACTAAAGAATTTCTAACTCCCTTCTTAACAGGGTTGACTTGATGATAGTCATCTGATTGGAAGAAGATCATTGTACCTGCCTTGAGAGGTATCTCTTGGTTAATAAGTACGAACTCACCACCCTCAAAGTCCTCATTTAATAGGAGAGTGAAAGAAATCTTACGGATCTTTTCATTAGGTCTTTTATTTCTACACCACTCTGACTCATCTTGATGCCAATCATATCTATCACCTTCCTCATACTTGGTGACCTGTAATGGTTCCAAGAAATCTATATCAAAGAACCAGTTCGCTGCTTCGTTTACTCTTGTACAATAAGATTTCACAACATCATTGAGTGTTTGAGATTCGATAAAGGATACCTTTGATGTCCTTACACCTTCGATCTCTGTCTCTTCATACTCTGGAGTACCTATTGTATCCTTGATCCTATTAAACTCATCCTCTTCTAGGTCAACTGTTACATAACGATCTCTGTAGTTCATACTGGTCCTCTACTTATAGTTAAAGGTTCTGGTTCTCTTAACATACCCTGTCCTTTACCTGCAAAGTTCATAGAAACAACAACCCTTTGCTTATCACTTTCATTAGGATCTTGACAGTGATGTACAAATGATGGGAAGAATACTATGTCACCTTCCTTTACTTCGGGAGTGAACTCTTGTACCTCACCATTAATATAATCAGGGAAAGGTGAATAGAATGTAGTAGGTTTATGTATCGTAGGATCGAAGTCCACATACATTACTGCTGACACTCCGATAGGACCATGATTATGTACTCCGTGCATCTTTCCACTTCGAGTAGCTTGGTACCACATATTAATGATACGCAATGGTATCGGATAGTCCTCCTGAAACTCATCCAGGATGGGTTCTAATGCCTCTTTAACAACGTAATAGTAGTCTGGTAACACTCCACGCTTATTATTATCATAAAAATCTGACTCCATGTCGTCAAAAGACGTTCTACCACTGGAGGATATGGTTGCTAGGGTACTGCCACCCTTTAACTCACTTAGAATTCTTGGTTTCCACTTCTCCCAATCAGGGATATGGAAACTCTCAATTGGAACTAGAAACATTTTTAATAAACCATTCAGCGTCAACAACAGCAAGAGCTTTCTTCCTATTCTTCTTCATGAATAAGATAGGCTCATGGTCACCAGAGTTTGCTTCTGCCTGTGCATATGCTTCATACACATTTAGTTTCTCTTGGTTCTTGCATTCTATACTAAAGGGGAACTTTTGTCTAGCATCTCTTGCCATTATTAAGTCTTCACCACCTGCACCCATACTCCTAGACTCTATGTCCTCTGGATGTATCTCACGATGTTCTATCAGTTGATCTCTCACCCACTGCTGAAACAAACGTCCTTTAGCTTTGGCACTTTGTGGTCTCATAATATAAGTTCCTCTGGTATACATCTATGTATGTTGATGTTGTAAGAGATAATTGTCTTACGATCTGATGTATTCTTCATGCCACGATGTGTCCAATGAGATGGGAATACTATCAGATCTCCTTCCTTACAATCCAATGTCATAGATTGCATAGTGTAAGGAGATACTACCTGAGTGGGAGCCGATCCACTAGGAAACTCCAGATAATACACACCAGTAAAATGTCTGCCATGAATATGCCAAACATGATTAGATCCTTTTTCATATTGTTGATACCATATTTGATCTACAGAAAAATCCAAGTACCCTAGTTCATCCATGGTCTTGGTTAATGCTTTAAAGAGATATGGTTTGATTACTTCCACCCACTCTCTATCAAAATCAAATGAGAAATCAAAATCATACTGAGAAATGTATGATGTCCCATCATCTAAAGGAGGATCACCAGACTCTGCTATCAAAGACAAGATCTTCTGTCTAATCTTAGGTGGCAAATCATAATGGTCCTTCGCTATACAATCTAGTACAGGAATTTTATCCATACGTCATGATATTATAGTGAGTTCTCTTGGGTTTGTATTTTAGAACAGGTCTTTTAGCCGCAAGATATATTCTGAGTAGTGTCTCAGAACTCACCGCCATCGTTGTCGATTCTGTCGTAACCAAATTGCTTCTCCTTTTTGTTGTGTTCATGCCATGGATGAATGTAAACGCTTGGGTCTTCTTTAAGAGCATCATCTAATCTTAATGCTAGAGTCTTTAGTTCACTAGCGATCTCTTTTACATGTTCATAATTCATGCCCTGTCTTACCTATATTGTAATTGTTTTGGATTGGATCCTCTTTGATAGAGGAGATTTCTATATGTTCTCTACCATGTCTTTGATAGATAATTTCTTCTACCTCTTCTCTGGTATCACACACTACCTCCTCATGGAAAGTTAAACCATGGGTGACCTCGTTACCAAAGTCTCCTTGCCCATGGATGTGTGTTCGAACTTGTACTTTAAACTTCACGTTCTTTAATGATCTCTTTGACTTTCGCCCAATCTGCATTAAAGATCTGTAAACCTTTCTCCGTTAGGATATGGTTGTACATGCCCCAGAATAATTTAGGTGGCATAGTAACTATGTCTGCTCCAACTTGGAAACAACTTGACACATCATAAACTGATCGTAATGATGCAGCAAGTATCTGTGTGTCTCTTTCGTGTGTCTCAAATGTCTTTACAATATCTCCAACAAGTTTAACACCATCAAAATTATTATCCTGTACTCTACCTACAAATGGTGACACATATTTTGCACCTGCTTTAGCAGCAAGTATTGCTTGTGCTACAGAGAAGATAAGAGTTACATTAACTGGTATCTCATCAGACTTTAAGTCTTTACATGCTTTAAGTCCTTCTATATTACATGGAACCTTGATAGTAATGCTTGGATGTATATTAATATACTCGTCTGCCATGTCTAGCATCTCTTCAGAGGTGTCTCCAGACACTTCAGCAGAAACAGATGCATCCCATGAGAATAAATCACAAATTTGTTTTAGTACTTCTGTTGGATCTTCCCCTGCTTTAAGCATGAGGGAGGGGTTTGTAGTTACTCCATCAATCAGACCAGTATCAACTGCTTTAGTAATCTCATCAACGTTGCTACTGTCTAGGAAGATTTTCATTGCTCTTTTAGTCGTTGCATTATTTAGTAAGGAGGGTGGTTGGATTCCTGTGTACCAACAAGAGATGGGCATTACTACAGTAGTAAAAACATCTCTGCCTGAGACCCGACTGGTAAGTCGATTCACCTTTCGGTGCAGCACCACCTGTGTCTCATCACCTTAACCAGCTATATGCCAGTAAGTTTATTCAGTCACACCCCGTTGAGTTCGTCAACCCAACAAAGATATTATAACATAAAAAAAGAGGGTGTCAACCCCCTTCTTCCACTTTCTTTTTCTTTGCACCTATATTATATTTCGTCTCCAATATCCAATCACCTTTATCTTTGTAAGATAGTACTTTTATTAGGTTTAAAGGAGCAATATCTTGAATCTTTACAGAATCAACAACTCCAACTAATCCCCAATCAGCAAGTAACTGAGCAATACGATTTCTACGTTGAACATCATTGCTAGTAAGATTAGCGTGTTTACCATCTAATGCAAATAACTCTTTAAAATGAACAATAAAATATCTTCCCTGCTTGTGCAGAATATGGCAGGATTGATATATCTTTTTCTCCTTTCTGGATGCTACTCCAATTCTTGTGAGAGTTTCTCTTACTTTTAAAAAATCATCTGGTTCATTTAAGACTACCTCTAGCATTTGATCTTGAGACCAATCTACAGTAGGTTCAACCGTCATAGTCATTTCGTTCCTCCAATGTCAAGTCGTTGTTTAATAAAATTAATTTGTTCAGGGGTTAATATCTTCAAAGCATTAGATGCTTTTTCGTTACTATATCCATAGTATTGTTTGACGATTTCAAGATCCGTGACTTTATCCTTACGGAGCCAGGGAGAAAATCTTCTCTTTTTCCTAAGTGTATTTAGATAAAATGAATATTGGAGGTCTTTATCTAAGTTAGGAAACTTATTCATCTCATTGGCAAACATAATACAATCAAGATGTCCTGACAAACAACGATTAATAATATATGGAGGATAATT